CTTCGGCGTTTCCACCGTTCTCTCGTTTAGTCGTTGCAAGCGATTGCGGTCGTTTAAGTCGTTTTAACTCTTCGTAAATTACAACTTTCCTATCAACGATTGATTTATCGAATTTAGGAGATTTTGGATGGCAGTATGGCATATCGCAGAACTCTTTTACCAAAATCGCTTGGTCTTTTTTAACTATTAGATATTCTGTTATATCTTCCATCAAAGTCCCTACTCTCATTTTTGACTTCAGCACATAAGTGTTCACAATTCTTCCGCCTTTTGATAAACCATTTTTGGTTTCTATCAAACCGCCGTATTGGTTCTTTAGTGCTTCAAATATGATAAGTGGTTCTTTACCTGTCATACCAATCTTTACTACTGGCTCGAAGGTTGCATTTGTTGTATCTTTACCCCTAGTCGGTAGTAAAGCTATGTAACCTTCGCCGTCTATTAACCCTGCTATGTATTGTTTAGTTATTTTCATAACTTCATTATACCATAGTGTAGGTCAAAAGAGCAAATCTTCTTGAGGGTTATCCACTTCTGGACTTTCCCCATTGATTAGAGTGAATTGTCAAAGTACGATTATACTTTTTGTCCCTATATGTTAAGGACGCAGATTCGCAAGGGACGTACCCGTTACATGGTCGGTTCCTAATCCCATTGTATTATTCTCTTTTCCTTAATTGTTAAAGAGCATCGTTTCTACGCAAATGGGTTAAACTCTGGGTGTTCCTTTTTGTATTGAGCATACTCTTTAAGCGGTAAGTCAAGAATTTCATCTCTTGTCTTTTCAGAGTAGCCCTCTCTGGTAGTAGCTGATGCTTGCGGTGGGGCAGCTTTTTCTGCCTTTGCCACCTGGGCAAGTGCTTCCTTTTGACCGAGTTGTTTGGCTGTCATATTATCTGCTGGACCGCTACGAGCTTTTGCAAGTTCGTAAACGGTTTCTAAGTCTTCTGCGAGGTAAGGCTTAGCTGTAACGATTTCAGCCATTTGTTTGTCTAGTTGTTTTGCTTCCGGGTTATTGAGATAAAACTCAGTAACTTTTAGGCGGTTAATAAGTTGACCTGTTTCGTCAAAACCCTGCTCTTCGCCAACGGTCTCGACAGTGGATTTCAATGCTTTGGCTTCTTGCGTCGCCTCGTGCATTTTCTTTTCACTCTCTCGTGCCATTTTTAGAAGGGCTGCGGTATCGTCGGTTTTAATCCCCTTTTTTTCTGCCCATTCCTTCAGCTCATCTTCTTCTGAGACTTCGGTCTGGTTAGTTGTGTCAGCTTCGGAAGTTTCGCTTACTTCTTCTGCTTGTACCGCCTGCGTTTCAGGTTCTTCAGGTTGTGCCTCTGGCGCCTGAACGGATTCCTGCTCCGTTGTGGTTGTGGTATCTTTTGACATCACTTCTCCTTTATTAAAATTACTTGCACCAATAATATCGTAGTATGATTTTTCAACCTATGTCAAATAAGCCCATTTTGTAGCGGGTGAAGGTGCATCTCCCGCTACGAGACAGGCTTATTTCTTATCAACCAGGTCTTGTATCAGAGTTCGTACCCAATAAATACCACTTACCCGATTAACTAGTTGGGTTTGTTTTTCGACTACGGTAAGTGGGTTGAAAGATTGGGATAAAAGTGATGTTTCCTGATTCACTAGCAATACCAGAAGTTTTCTACCACCCTCGGTTTTAATGAAGGCTTTTATCTCGTTTATATCTGAGTCTGTTAGTTCATCGTTCATGCTGTCGGTACTCCCGGTACGTTAAGACCTTCGGCTTGTTGGACTGAAGCTGAGGTGGCATTCTCTGCGCCCGATTGTGGGGCGGAGGCTAACTCGCCCTGACTTGCCTGTGGCATAGCGTTCATTTGCGCCTGTTGGGTTTGGGCAGCCATTTGCATCATCTGCATTTGTTGCATAGCTTGTATCTGTTCCTCGGGTAGAACTTCTTCTAGGATATTATCGTCTAGGTCAAATATCAAGCCAGCAGTTAACTTACCGAGTTTAGCAATATCTACGCCAGGTATCTTAGACATCATCAGGAAGAACTGCATAGCCTCTTGTTTGCGTTCTTCTTTCATCTTGCGGGCATTCGCTTCTAGTGAAACTTTGACATCCCAATTCCCCAAGTATTCTCCCGGATTGTAATTTTTCCACTCAACCCCCTCCTGACCGACAATCCTGACGGCTTGCTCACGAGTTAGAAAGATTTGTAATATCTTGAACATATTGTTAGCCAGTATCGAGAAGAACTCGCTTTCAAAGTTCTCTAGTTTGCTGGCGAACCTTGTACCGGCTTGCATTAGTTGCGTGTTAATCTCAGTCGCCGTTTGGGTACCCCTCTGTGCCTGACCTTGCACGATTTCATCAGCTGCCGTTGCACTTCTCATCATCTTCTGTACTCGGTACATCTCGTTATCGGCATCTGGTCCGATTGATGGTGTGTCTATGGACTGCAAACTGTTCGGTGGGATTGTAAAGACCGCACCCGGTACTGATTGTATCTCGTCTCGCTTGTGAGCCTGTGATGGGTCTAGCGCCCACATCCTGTTGAGGGTAAAGTTTAGGTTATCTGATTTTTGGTTCTGGGTATCATTGAGCAGTTCTTGCAGGTCGCCAATAATTTCTATCTCACCCTTCGCATACCACATTGCCCCATCGACGTAATCTCTAGCTGGGGCGACTGGTATAAAGGCTGGTATTTCGGGTAGTTCAAATGATACTGGATTTCCGGCGTCATCAATACTGTCAACAGTCGTAGCTTCACGCTTGAATGGAGTTTCAATGTCCTCGATAATCGCACACCTGTTGGCTATTCGTACCTGTCGTTTCTTGTCGTAGTAGACGATAACTTCTACAGTGTCGGCTTTATCCTCGGCTGAAGTCAAGACCGACCCAGCCACCATTTCTTCACGAAGTTGCTTAGCCGTCTTATCTTTACCAGTCTTGTATGTACCGATTGTGTTATATGATTCGATTTTATCTAGGTTCTTATAGCGTGGGGTTCTTAGTTCGGTTTTTTCGTCTTCCGGGTTGTAGTCCGGGTTTGTAACCTGTTCTGACTCAAGGTCTTGTCGTGTGGTCAGGTATCTGTAACCGCCCCACCGCAAATTAGTCATATTCGTCGCAGTCGGGTCGAAAAAGTTATCCTCGGTAGGAATGTAGGTGTTACATGGGTGTTGTCCGTTCCAATACTGCCATAAGTATCCATTACCAACCTGTAAAGAATCGTCTACCGCCCAACTGGCTTTCAATTTGGTTTTGTCCTGTGTCCATATCTGGTCCATTAGGGCATTTAGGACTTTAGTGTCGCCGGTCTGTTCGTTTGTGGTTGGTAAGAACTCAAGTTTTATCTTGCCACCGACCACGTTTGCTTTTACTGATTGGATAATTGTGAACGTCTCTGGTATGAACGTGTCTGAATTGCCCTCATAATTAGCGTTGATTCGCTGTGAATTATATAGTTTGCGGGCATCTTTCCACGTATTTGCAAAACCTCTTTTAACGTACATCCGGGCAGTCTGAAACTTGGACATTATGTTGTCAAGTAGGACAATACCTTCATCTATTTTTTTTTGCTTTTTAACAACTTTCTTTGCCATATACCACGATTATAGACTTCTAGTGTTTTTTTGACAAATTGGCGTGTTTCTTCTTGATTTCTAGGTATTTTTGCGGTATTTTTGACGGGATTGACCGATTTTCAACAATAATCGGGTTCCAATCAAAGACCTGTAGGGCGATTGCTGTCGCCATAACGCAATCGTCGTGCGCTCCTACCTGGGCATTAGTCCTACCTCTCTCGTCTACGACGTATTCCATGCACTCTCGTATGAAAATCGGGTCACAGTCCTTTATCTGACCGGTATAGATAGCTTCGGACAGGGCGTTTATCATCAGGTTCTTGCTTCTGCGGTCCGTCTTCCAACCTAACTTGGAGGTGTATTCCTCGTATCTCTCATCAACACCCTTTTCCTGCCGGTACAGATTGTCGTAGTGCATATCTCTCAAACGTTGGATAGTTGTCAGCCCGTGATTATTCACCTCACAGGCTATGAGGGCGTGGTTATAGAATCTGCCCAGTTGCTCAAGGATTTCACCAAACTCGGCTGGCTCGGCGTCACCCCGCCATCTGGCGACGGTTTCGGTGTTCTCGACATCCATAACGGTAGCCACTGAAAAGTCTCCACCTATTCCCTCGGATACATCGGCCCCTATCACATATCTTCTGCCACTGACGGGCATTTTCCATATTTTCAAGGGTTGTCCAATATCGGCGACAGCCTCAAACTCTTTTTCGGGTTTGCCAAATTGTATCTTGCCATTTTTAACTACTTTCTCGTTTAAGAAGTAGGTCTTTGGCTCAAAGGTCTGTTCTTCCATTTTAACCAACATCGGAATATTAAAGCGTGAGTTACCACTAGCTAAGAACGCCTCAATGTCAGTAATCGGGTATTCTTGGAAGAACTTCTTATCGTCATCAGCGAACTCTTTCATGGTTTCCCTACGCCAGACAAGTTGCTCGTTAGTAAGTTTGTATTGGTTTTTAAGTTCCCGTTCTTCTTCGGTTATTTGAAAATTAGGTGGGACTGGCATCTGGTATTCCAAATGTTCTGCCCAGCTAAAAAACAAAGGTTTGAAGACCGAATTACCGGCTTTGGCAGCCTGCCAGGTTTTATGGAAGAAGTCCCCGATACCGTTGGCCGTACTCTCTAGGAATATAGCTGTGTTTGGTAGTTTGGGGACGGCTTGCATAAGACCCGCCATCAGTTCCGAACCGTCAACCCACTTACTAACTTCTGAGCCGTGCATCCAAAGGATTGTCTGCCCACGTCCTGTGCCGGTATTCTTGGCTGATGAAACATCTATCGAACTTTTAAGTCCAGTCCCCTCGTCATTGTCGAAAGTCAGGTCGGAGCGAGTATTATATTTGGTCGAAGGCTTGAATACGGGATTGGAATTATCATAATATCTGCGGAACATGGCGTAAAGTTCTTCAGCAGTGTCTTGGTCGTGAGCTACGATTTTAGACTTGACGTTTTTGTGGGTGGCTGTCCACCAATAAATCATGGATTCAACCAGTGTTGAAACCCCTTCTTGGCGAGCCTTTAGAATGATGTAGCGGATTGGTCTGCCGTACCGCAAGTCATCCAACACGGCATCAATGATTATATTTTGAATGTGGTTCGGCTGGAAGGGAACTATCTTCCCGGTCTTAGTTTTTACCTTTAAGTTATTCTTGCAGTAGCGCCTAAAGTCATCACGTATTTCTTTTATCTTTTTTAGTTCCGGCGACAGTTCCCCCATGATTATACCACGAATATCTTTCCTATAATCGAGTTGAAATTGTCATCACCCATCGGTTTTTCGTAATGACCCAACTCTTTTTTGTTGGTGTATTTAGCATCCAGTCTGGTTAGGGATTCTTTTGATGTTTCCTGCCATTGTCGTTTAATTTCCTTATTCTCCCAATCCCTGCCGTACAATTCTTCCTTGCTTAAATGGTGCGGAGTGTACATCTCCCCGATACAGGCATCACAGACGTAATCGGTTTCGTTGTCTATGAAAAATACTTTGCCGCACGATATACATTCCCTAGTTATTAGTTCCATTTTTGTTTTTATTTCCTTTCATCTAATTGCGTTTGGCACACCCTGTTTTCTTTTTAGCATTTCGTCGAACTTGTCCGACTCACTGTCGGAGCAGTCACTTAAAGAATACCCCATTTCCTTGTCTTCGGCAACCCGGAACGCCGCCGTTACCTCTAACCTGTTATTTTCTTTGTGATTGTCTATGACGATATACCCCAGCCCGGCGGCAGATAAATCCAGCACTCGCTTGGCGGTATCCCCGTAAAAGACATCCTTAACCCATTTGCATATTTGTACGTCAGACATGAACTTCCTCCATTTTCCCTGTTTCCATGTTAAGTTTTTGATGTGACGATTCGCCGACCTGCACCGCTTCCTTTAGGCGGAACTTATCAATGGTCGTTGGTCGCAGAAGATAGTCTAATTTGAGTTGCTTGATTTTCGGGCCGTGCCACGCGTCCGCCGCAAGATTAGTTAAAGCTATCTCTATTTCCTGTAGGGTGAATAGGTCTAGCGTCTTTTTGCAACCTCTTGGTAAGACACGAAACTCTCTTTTAAGTGTCTGATTTATAACTTTTAACAATTCTGCTTCACTATATGTATTATTTCTTAGTTCTTTATTCTTTATTCTTATAAGAGTCTTACTTGGTTTTGACTTGGTTTTTACTTCGTTTTTACCGAGACTGCCATTTCCCTGATACTTATGCCAATTTACTATCTTAAATTCCGTGTTTCTGTTGGTCGATTTCGTTTTTACCATTTCGTACTTTTCTAGTCGCTTTATTGCCTTAAAAATAGTCCCGTTTTTACCAGAAGCCCCAAAACACACGTCTACAATCTGTTGAGTCGTTTTTACCGTAGTGCCCTGCGGCTTGCCACGATAGGCACTTATTAAGAGGTACTCAAAAATCTTCCAAGCCACATAATCGTCACGCCAAACGTGATTGTAAATAGTACCTTCCCATAGTTTTATGAATGTTTCGTTGTACATTTTTATTCCCTCCGTGTAGATGGGTAGCCAAGCAGATAGTGGAGGGTCGTCCAATCTGCTCAGCTATCCACCTACAACATGATGTTTTATTTACGCTATGGCTTAAATTTTGTTTTGAGGTTACCCTCCATAGTAATCACAGGATAGCACCCGACAATGGTTATGTCTAGTCTTGTTTTTCAAAAATTATATTATAAAATATGCACCACCACCCTACTTACCAACTTTCGCCGAAAAAGGTATACCCACCCCCCTAGTTGTCTAAAACAATAGATAGTTACAAACACAACATCTACCCTTAAGTACCGAGTGTGTCGTTCGCCTCTAAGTACCGAGCCTCTAAGTACCGAATACATTCTTCTATATCATCTAAAGGTACAAATATATTTCTGACTATATCGCCCCCCCACCACTCCACCACTTAAATAAATTAAATAAAATAAACATATATGTATGGTGTGGTATGTACACAACAGAGGTAGTATGCTAGTGTTTGTGTTTCATAAACTTGCATAGTTCTTTGTCTATGCCATGCTCTTTGCATATATCGTGAGTTAGCGTAACACTATGATTGCTTAGCGTAACAGTTGGTATCTGTTTTAGCGTAACAGTACTACGATTAAAGTACACTCTACATTTAGTGCTACAGTATTTAGCTGTACATCTGTTATTGTCGAATTGTTTGTGGCAATATAAACACTTCATATATTTAGCGTAACACATTTAGCGTAACAATGCACGTATTAAAAATTAGAGTAAGAATTAGTAGTTATAGAGGTAAGGTATCATTCTAATTCATTTAGTAAAGCTTCTATATTAAGATTGACACTTTCTGTTCTTGTAATTGTTGGATGTACTTTATTTATGACGAATTGGGCGTTACTTGAAGCTATTTTTTGGTCGTTGCTATCTATTAGATCGTCTATTTTTACGATTGCTTTGTTGGCAAGTTTTTCTAGTTTGGCGCGTTGCAGTTGTATTTCATGGTTTACGTTGGCATTAGTTAGCAAGCGATGTCCTTTGTTTCTAGCCGATAATTCAGTCAGGTTATTCTCCTTAAAAGCTATTTTTACTGCTCGTGTTGCGTTGTCTGTTTTGGCGTATTCCTGACAGAACTTTTTTTTTGCCGGCGTAAGGGTTGATTTTATATTTTTCATACTGCCATTTTAATGTACTGATGCTATTATATCAAGGTTTGCATCTGTTACGCAAGTTTTAATACTCTTTATTGTGCTTATTGTTGTATATATTACATTTTAATTTACCTCTGTTATTTTCGTGTTCTTGTGGATAAATAGGTATTTTATACGCTCATTGTATTGACTGCATTACGCTTATACTGTACTATAAGGGGCAGATGAGCAAGCAGTAGCACATCAGCAAACACCTTAACAACACGGCAAGCAAGCAACAAGGACAAGAGTTTATCTTTGACAGGTTATTAAACCATAGGTCAATAAAGATAATCAACACTATCCACTTATAAAGCACTTGCCGTGCTAGGTGTAATAGCACCTTAACAATTAGAGAATAACTAGCGATTAGCGGTTATAGCAGATATGGAGTAAATATCATGAGTATGACCAAAAAAGACTATACAATCATTGCGCAATCAATCGCAGATGTTTGGAAGGCATATTACGAAAACGAAAACCAAATGTCTGAAGAGTGTGTGCTTGACTTAATCGAACTTAACCTAAGCGAAAACCTAAAGGCACAAAATGACAGGTTCGACGCTGTAAAGTTTAGCAAAGCAATCAGGACACTCAAAAGACAGTAGATTAAATAATAACCAGATTATAAATTAACACGCTGTAATCGCTAACCGCTAGTTATTCAAGATAGATAGATATACAGGCGGTTATGGTGAGAGAGTGAGTATATATGAAAACTACTAAATACATAACAGTTAAGCTGACACAAGACCAGCAACGCTTTATGATACAACTACTGAATGAT